TAAGTGAGAACACCATGACAGTAAAATATAAAACGGTCATCACCAAAGCCGGTGCGATTAAGCTTGCTGCAGCGACCGTCCCGAACGGGAAAAAAGTGAATTTTACGGCGATGGCCATCGGTGACGGCGGCGGCACATTGCCGGTGCCTGATGCCAGCCAGACAAAGCTCGTCAATGAAGTCTGGCGCCATACGCTGAACAAAATCAGCCAGGACAACAAGCATCAAAACTATGTGATCGCGGAGCTGCTCATCCCGCCAGAAACCGGCGGTTTCTGGATGCGCGAAATGGGGCTCTATGACGACACCGGCACGCTGATTGCCGTCGGCAACATGGCGGAAAGCTACAAGCCGGAACTGGCGGAGGGATCAGGCCGCGCGCAGACCGTGCGTATGGTCATCATGGTAAGCGATATCGAGTCAGTCGAGCTGACGATTGACACTTCAACGGTGATGGCAACGCAGGACTATGTCGACGATAAACTCGCAGAGCATGAGCAGTCCCGCCGTCATCCTGACGCCACGCTTAAGGAAAAAGGGTTTACGCAGCTCAGCAGTGCGACCGACAGCACGTCTGAGACGCTCGCTGCGACGCCGAAAGCGGTCAAGGCGGCGTATGACCTTGCTAACGGTAAATACACGGCTCAGGACGCGACCACGGCGCAAAAGGGTATCGTCCAGCTCAGTAGCGCAACCGACAGCACGTCTGAGACGCTCGCTGCGACGCCGAAAGCGGTTAAGACGGCGTATGACCTTGCTAACGGTAAATATACGGCTCAGGACGCAACCACGGCGCAAAAGGGTATCGTCCAGCTCAGTAGCGCCACCGACAGCGCGTCTGAGACGTTCGCCGCGACACCGAAAGCGGTCAAAGCTGCGAATGACAATGCGAATGGCCGCGTACCATCCACGCGCAGGGTTAACGGACGTGAGCTGTCTCAGGATATCTCAATCACTGCTCAGGATATTTTCAACGGTCAGGCTGTGGAAATTGGGAATGCTGTGGATTTGAATAGCATCACTACGGCAGGTCTGTATTATCAGACTTCAAATGCGCAGGCGCAAACCGGGCGAAACTATCCTGAGTCAGTTGCCGGATCGCTGGAGGTATATAAACACGCCGGAATCACGCAGGTTTACCGGGTATATGCAGATTCACGGTCATATATCCGAATTTTTTATAACGGAACATGGACACCATGGGCAAAGCAGTATGACACTGCAAACAAACCCGCCCCTTCGGATATTGGTGCGGTTGCTGTAAATGGTGGTAATTATAACGCCACCTTCGGACTCGGAAGAGTCGAAACCATACCAACAGAATCGAATATGTCTGCTCTCTATAATATGCAGGCTGCCAATGGCGGGGTTGTGTCAGGTGTTGAGTTTAACTGGTACGGTCATAAATTCTCAATTGGCATCACCCGCGACAATGGAGAGGGTACAAACGGTTTAGTATTTCAGCACAACGGATATACACGACTAAGAATAGATAAAGATGGAAATTTAATATCATCCGGTGCAATTTCCGCAGGTGACAAAGTAGTAGCTGGTGCAGGTGTTTACGATACTCCGGGCGTGAGGGTCTATTCACCCAATAATCAGCCACCACAGCAGGATTTGAGTCCTTATGCAACAACTGCATGGGTTAACGGGAACTTTGCAACGCAAGCCTGGACAGTCGCTAACTTTCTGCAAGGCGGAATAAGGCTGGCTTCACTGGGAACGGCAGATAACGGGAATAACGATAATGCTTTTGCTTATGCTCCAAATGGTGCGGTTGTTACCGCTGTGCAACAAAAAACAAACTATACGGCGGTTCAATATCGTTATGTCCAATATAACATCGGCGGGAACTGGTATACGGCATGGGTGGCTTAATGACTATGCAATCAGGTATATTTAAAAAATATGACCCATTAGAGAAATGGGGAAAATACACTCCGGAGAAAGTAGCTAAACTTACTTCGGAGGAGCTCGAATTATATTACATTGCCAAATCACCGGAAATGAATGTTGTTTTTCTGAAAGACGAAAATGGTAATGACTGGTATCAGTGGCTTAAGATACTTTCAAAGGAAACGTTGAAAGTCTCTTTCAATCCTGACTCGAAAGAAATCATTCATTTTTCATATGATGCGAGCACGATTTTTCCGGTTAATCAGATTGTCGTTGAAGTCGCGCCTGAGAATGTGCCGGATGATTTTACCGCAGCGGGAGAAAAAGCATTAGGCGGCGCGTTTCATTTTGTTGATGGCGCAATTACTGCCGCGCCGGTGGATTATGAGGCAGAAGCTCAGCGCAATAAACTGGAACTGCTGACTCAGGCAAATAACGTCATCGCCACGCTGCAGGATGCGGTTGAACTGGATATGGCAACGGAGGAAGAAACGGCGAACTTGCACGAGTGGAAAAAATACCGAGTCCTTCTGAGTCGGGTTGATGTTATAAAACCGGTCTGGCCGCCTCTGCCTGAGACAGCAATATAAATCCATAAGCCGTGCTTTTTGCCTGACTCGCCGAAGCCCTCCACCCGGAGGGCTTTTTTGTATGTTGTGTTATCCCTCCACCAACGGCATTGCATCGCGCCCGTGTAGCACACAACAGAAAATAGTCACACCCCTTAACCACGGAGTTAAACAGATGGGCGACTATCATCACGGCGTCGAGGTCATCGAGATTAACGATGGCACGCGCACCATTTCCACCGTCTCGACGGCCATCATCGGCATGGTCTGCACGGCCAGCGATGCTGACGACAAGACGTTTCCCCTTAATGAGCCGGTGCTGATTACCAGCGTGCAAACGGCTATCGGTAAAGCCGGTAAAAAAGGCACGCTATCAAAATCCCTGCAGGCCATCGCCGACCAGTGCAAGCCGGTCATTGTGGTGGTGCGCGTTCCCGAAGGCACCGAAGACCCGGAAGACCCGGAAGCGGCGCAGAAAGAAACCATTTCCAACATCATCGGCACGACCGACGAAAACGGCAAATACACCGGGCTGAAAGCGCTGTTAACGGCGAAAACCGTCACCGGCGTTAAGCCGCGCATTCTCGGCGTGCCGGGGCTGGATTCTCAGGAAGTGGCGACCGCGCTTGCGTCGACCTGCCAGAGTCTGCGCGCGTTCGGCTATGTGAGCGCGTGGGGCTGCAAGACCATTTCCGACGCCATCAAATACCGTGAGAACTTCAGCCAGCGCGAGCTGATGGTCATTCACCCTGATTTTCTGGCATGGGACACCACGGCGAACGAAACCGATATTGCATGGGCGACCGCCCGCGCGCTCGGCCTGCGCGCCAAAATCGACCAGACAATCGGCTGGCACAAAACGCTGTCCAACGTCGGCGTGAATGGCGTCACCGGCGTCAGTGCCTCGGTCTCATGGGATTTGCAGGAGCAGGCCACCGACGCCAACCTGCTTAATCAGGCCGGGGTGACAACGCTCATCCGCAACGACGGCTTTAAATTCTGGGGCAACCGCACCTGCTCTGACGATCCTTTATTCGTGTTTGAAAACTACACCCGCACGGCGCAGGTGCTGGCCGACACGATGGCGGAGGCGCACGCGTGGGCGATGGATAAGCCCGTTTCCGCAACGCTCATCCGCGACATCGTCGCCGGTATCAATGCCAAATTCCGCGAGCTGAAAAACAACGGCTATATCGTTGACGGCTCCTGCTGGTACGACCCGGAGTCAAACACCGTGGAAACCCTGAAAGCCGGGAAGCTGTATATCGATTACGACTACACCCCCGTCCCGCCGCTGGAAAACCTGACCCTGCGCCAGCGCATCACCGATACCTATCTGGCAGACCTGTCAGACTCGGTCAACAGCTAAGGAGCTCAGAGCATGGCGTTACCACGCAAACTGAAATACCTGAACATGTTTAACGACGGTCTCAGCTACATGGGCGTCGTTGAATCCGTCACCCTGCCAAAGCTGACCCGCAAGCTTGAGAAATATCGCGGCGGCGGGATGCCGGGCTCGGTGTCGATTGACCTCGGCCTCGACGACGACGCGCTGTCGCTTGAGTGGACGCTGGGCGGCCTGCCTGACGTCGAGCTGTGGGCGCAGTACGCGTCACCGGGTGCCGACAGCGTGCCGCTGCGCTTCACCGGCTCATTCCAGCGCGATGACACCGGCGCAATTTCCGCCGTTGAGGTGGTCATGCGTGGCCGTCACAAGGAGTACGACGGCGGCGAGAACAAACAGGGCGAAAGCGGCACGACCAAAATCGCGACCGAGTGCTCGTACTACCAGCTCACGATCGACGGCAAAGAGGTCATCGAGATTGACGTCATCAACATGGTGATGAAAGTCGACGGCGTCGACCGTCTTGCTGAGCATCGCCGGGCGATTGGCCTGTAACCCGTTAACCGGTCAGCCTGACTGGCCGGTCACTTACTAAATTTCAGAGAGAGCTACATCATGGAAAACATCAACGAAACCGCCACCACCGAAACCGAAAACCAGAACATTGTGATCCTCGATAATCCCGTCATGCGCGGTGAGCAAAAAATCGAACAGGTGACCGTGACCAAACCCAACGCCGGGACTCTGCGCGGCGTGAGTCTGGCCTCGCTGGCTAACTCTGACGTCGATGCGCTGATTAAGGTGCTGCCGCGCATGACGTACCCGGCGTTGACCGAGCACGAGGTCATGCGTCTGGAAGCGTCAGACCTGATTTTGTTCGCCGGTAAGGTGGTCGGTTTTTTGTCGCCATCTTCGGCTCGCTGACCTTCCCGGATAACCTTTCGGTCGATGACCTGATGGCGGATATCGCGGTGATATTTCACTGGCCGCCATCAGAGCTGAATTCCCTGAGCGTGACCGAGCTCATCACATGGCGCGAAAAGGCGCTGCAGCGAAGCGGACACCACCATGAGCAATAACGTCAGGATTGAGGTACTGCTGAACGCAGTAGACCGGGCAAGCCGACCGCTTAAAGCTATCCAGACTGCCAGCAAGACCCTTGCCGGCGATATCCGCACTTCACAAAACAGCCTGCGCGATCTGAATGCGCAGGCTGGCCGAATTGACGGATTCAGGAAAGCGAGCGCACAGCTTGCCGTGACCGGCCAGTCGCTTAACAAGGCCAAACAGGAAGCCGCCGCGCTGGCCGTGCAGTTTAAAAACACGCAGAACCCCACAACCGCGCAGGCGCGCGCGATGGAGGCGGCGAAGAAATCCGCCGCTGACCTGCAGCTCAAATACAACAGCCTCAGGCAGTCGGTACAGCGCCAGCGCACCGAGCTCGCGCAGGCCGGGATTAACACCCGTACTCTCTCGGCGGATGAGCGCCGCCTGAAAACCAGCATCAGTGAAACGACTGCGCAGCTAAACCGGCAGCGCGAGGCACTGGCGCGGGTCAGCCAGCAGCAGGCGCGACTGAGTCGCGTTAAAGAGCGTTATCAGGCCGGTAAGTCTCTTGCCGGAGGCGCTGCAGCGGCAGGCGCGGCGGGTGTAGGTATTGCCACGGCGGGAACGATGGCCGGGGTGAAACTGCTGATGCCTGGCTATTCGTTTGCACAGAAAAACTCTGAGCTGCAGGCCGTGCTCGGGGTCGAAAAACAGTCGCCCGAAATGGAGGCGCTGCGCAAACAGGCGCGCCAGCTCGGGGACAATACTGCAGCGTCTGCAGATGATGCGGCGAGCGCGCAAATTATCATTGCGAAAAGCGGCGGGGATGCCGCAGCGATTCAGGCGGCGACGCCGGTCACGCTGAATATGGCGCTGTCTAACCGTCGCTCGATGGAAGAAAACGCCGCGCTGCTGACGGGGATGAAATCCGCGTTTCAGATGTCAAACGACCAGATCGCACACATCGGCGACGTGCTGTCGATGACGATGAACAAAACGGCCGCTGACTTTGACGGGCTGAGCGACGCGCTGACGTATGCTGCGCCGGTGGCAAAAAATGCCGGGGTCAGTATCGAGCAGACCGCCGCAATGGTCGGCGCACTCCATGACGCCAAAATCACCGGCTCGATGGCAGGGACCGGAAGCCGTGCCGTCCTCAGTCGACTGCAGGCTCCGACCGGTAAGGCTTACGAGGCTATCAAAGAGCTCGGCGTTAAAACGTCTGACAGCAAGGGCAACACGCGCCCGATATTCGCCATTCTGAAAGAAATGCAGCGCAGTTTTGAGAAAAACAATCTCGGAACAAGCCAGAAAGGCGAATACATGAAAACCATTTTCGGTGAGGAAGCCAGCTCGGCGGCGGCGGTACTGATGACCGCTGCCTCAAGCGGCAAGCTCGACCAGCTCACGGCGGCGTTTAAAGCCTCGGACGGGAAAACCGCTGAGCTGGTCAAAATCATGCAGGACAACCTCGGCGGCGACTTCAAAGAATTCCAGTCAGCCTATGAGGCCGTTGGTACTGACCTGTTTGACCAGCAGGAGGGCTCACTGCGTAAGCTCACGCAGACCGCCACGAAATATGTTTTACAGCTCGACGGCTGGATCCAGAAAAATAAGGGTCTGGCGACCACTATCGGGGTGATTGTTGGGGGCGGACTGGCGCTGATTGGCGTGCTGGGCGGGATTGGCCTGATAGCGTGGCCGGTGGTAACGGGCATCAACGTGATTATCGCCGCTGCCGGTTTTCTCGGTACAAATCTGGCCGCAATGGGAACGGCCATTGTTTCGGTGCTCGGGGCGCTTACCTGGCCGATTGTCGCTATTGGGGTTG